CGCCGCTATTCCGCCATTCTCCGGGCGCTGGAATGTGCCATTCAGACGACATGGAACAAAACATGAACACCGCTAGGACGATCACTCATGGCGATCACGACGATCTAGGTGGAATGATACCGGAAAACATTCCCGCCCTTGTGCGACGCTTACAGGGCGATTGAGAGCGTGAACATTTCGTGAACATTCATATTTTACACATATGTAAAATCGTTAGATATCAATAGGTTATCACTCTGGGTTGTATCGCCAATTCGCCATTTAGTTGTATCGCTTGTTCCGGTATCGTAATGATATTCATGCGGCCTATACCTTATAATATATATAGAGCTATGCAATAAACGCATAGGGCTACGGCAATATTGCATGTCGATTTATGTAGACTGTCCCAAATCGTTCTGCTAGGTTCTAATCATCGAAACGGCGCAAACCCAAACCTGCTACGGCAGACGGGTGTTAGCGGTAAAGGACTAGGCAGGAATGCCTAGCATGGTTCGGTAGAGGTTACACGGTGAAGCCGGAAATCTCTTATGTGGTATCGAATAGGTGCAACCCCGTTTGTGACTATTGCCAAGCTCTCACAGTTAGAGGGTAAGGCGCTAGAAGCATTCGGACCGATGCAACCGAGACGCAAAAAGCGTTGCGATGCTTTCATGCCTAGCAAGTGTGACAGTCATTGTGTGAGATATCAGAAACCCGATAGTAATCGGGAATGCCGAAAAGGCAGGGCCAGCGGAATAAATACCCGCACAGCCTATCAGAATGTCCTATCCCTGTGCCGATAGCAAGGCGGGGGGGTAGTGCTATATGCTATCCATTGTGGATGGCATAGGTACTACTGTTTTAAATTAACAATAGGAAATATTCAAATGGATATCAAAGAAATCAACAAGCGCATTAAATCCATCAAAACCCGTGGTAAGAATATCGACCGTGATATTGATATCGCCGGTTGCGCTATCATGGAACATGCGGCAGAACATGGCGATTATTCGGCAGCAAATAGGCTGGTGGATGCATTGCCGAAATCAGCACGAACCAAAGCGTTTATTAAATGGTTTTCGGACCATACGCCATACAATTGGACAGAAAAAGAAAAGTGTTTCAAGCTTCCCAAAGACGCAAACAAGCGCCGTCAATTCATGATAGCGGAAGCCAAGGCCGTCCCATTTTGGGAGTATACCGTTGAGAAAGAGCCAGAAGCATTGGATATTGACAAGGCTATCGCCTCACTTTTCAAGCGTTACGAAAAGGCAAAGAAAGAGGGGCGTGAAATCCAGAACGTTGAAACACTGGTGAAGGTTGCTGCCGCATTGGAAATTAAACAGGCATAATTATCAACATAGTCTTTACAAAATAGGGGCGGCGCTTGATTGTGTCGCCCTCTTTTTGTGCAGATTAGTATAGTAAAACCTTAACATTATGGACAAATAAAATGGAACACAATGAAAATTTACAGGTAAAAGCTTATCGTCTTGCCTATGACGAGGCTTTTGCGAACGCTCAAAATGCTTATAACTATGAACAAAAAGAGGCATGGGTTGCAGAAGCTGTTAAGTATGCAAAATTAATTGAGAAAGTATAATGGCTGAATTAACACGGGAAGAATGGGCTAAACGTCGCACGAAAGACTACAATTATCACGTTGAAAAGTGTGAGGCCCACAATCTGCCGCCAATGGATTGGGAAACATATAAACACTGGTTTGACAGTAGGGATACGGCGGAAGAAAACCATCAACGGGTGGAAGAACTATTGTTTAAACATAACTTACGCAACATGAAAAGGTAGACAAAATGTTTCACGTAACGCCTAAATCAAAGAACGCCAAAGTGGGCAAGATGGCAGTGACAACTAGCACTGCGACAACATGTCCCACCTCATGCCCGTTCAAAAGTAATGGCTGCTATGCAGACAGTGGGCCATTGAAACTACATTGGGATAAAGTTACACGCAAAGAGCGTGGTGACGATTGGTCTACGTTCATTAGCAAGATCAAAGACCTGCCCACTGGTAGCAAGTGGCGTCACAATCAAGCTGGTGATCTACCCGGTGACATGGAGAAGCTGGACAATGAGAAGTGTATTGAGCTTGCCAAAGCTAATGAGGGCAAGCGTGGGTTTACATACACACACTATGACGTATTGGATAACTTCCAGAACGCCATAACTGTCAATATGATGAACCACTTAGGCTTTACTGTTAATGTGTCTGCCAACAATCTTGAACACGCAGACAAGCTATGTGATATGGACATAGCGCCTGTTGCAACTGTATTACCTATTGATCAGACAACCAATACAGTTACACCCAAAGGTAGGAAGGTAGTAGTATGTCCCGCTACTTATAAAGATGACGTATCATGTGCTTCATGTATGTTATGTGAGAAGTGGGATCGCAATGTAGTAGTGGGCTTTCCGGCTCACGGTACAAGTAAGAAGAAGGCTGCTATGGTAGCGGCTGGATAAAATCTGGGGTGTCCCAGAAAATTGAAAGGACCAAATCAATGACCAACATGAATCCTGACTACATCAAGTACGAAACCGGATATTGCAACTGCCGTGATACGCTGGTGAATAATCTAGTACACAAGTACGTGCCACTGGGCAGCATCATATCAACAGAACAGGGCGTGATCCGTGATCGTGGCATATCTCGACGTGACAGGAACAACTCCTTCACCAGTGGCAAACGTGTGACTCTCAAAGAAACCATGCGTGTTGAGTGGGTGATCTACATTCGCCAGCTTCGACAGAAGCAGTACATTGAAAGCGCACCTATCGAAACTCTACGAGTAGCATAGTATAAACATTACTAATCATCTTCAAACCAAAGGACTAAAACAATGACCAAATCTACAAACATTAGAAAAGATTTTGAGAAGTGTAAAGTAGTTAATGTTGTACGTGAGATAAAACCAGATAACCCTTTGTATAATAAGATGGAAAGGTTACTGGGCAATCGTAAACAACTACCTCACAATGTAGAAAAAATAATTCTACGAATGAAGAAGATGGGTTTCTTTAACTTCCAGCCCATAATTGTATACATAACTGAGGACAATAAAGTTATAGTAAAAATAGATGGAGAGCATAGAGCATTGGCAGCAATGTATCTAAAGATTCCAATGTATGTGATGGAATGTAAGGTAAAAGATTCAGAGATAGGCGACATTACTATGATGCTTAATTCTGGAAAGACTAACTGGACACTGATGGACTATGCAAAATACTATGCCAAACAAAAAGATGATAAGAAAGTAGCAAGAGCATACAAAAAGTTCTTGGATCATCTTGCTAATAACTTAGTAACTGCTGGCGTTCTGATTGCAATCTATAATAAAAAGATATCAAGACAAGAAACATTAAAAGACAATAAGTATGTATCATTAACAAAAGGAGATGGAGGTAATATTATATTCAAGTCTGGCGGTCTTACATACGACAGAGACAATGAACACCACATAGAAGATATTCTATGCAAGATCAGGACGTTAGAGACAGCAGCAATGTATATGCCACTAACTCACAAGACAATTAAGAAACAGCAGTTTCAACAAGCACTGTTGTATAATCTTTCTACTCCATGCTTTGACTTCGATAGGTTTCTTAAAAACTTATGTTGCAGCAGACATCAGTTCAATAGCTTTGCTAAAGAAGTAGACATGAGAGCAGAGATGGTACGTATCCACAACAAAAAGGTAAGGAAATAATTATGCCTGACTATGATATTTTAGTTGACAAATATATTTCAATGGGATATCCTATTGATAAGGCTGAAGATTACGCAACCCTAGATTGGATGGAGGAAGCACATGAGTGTGATGCAAAACGAGATTATCAGAGAGAACTTATTCAACGAACACTTGGAATGGCTGTTCGAAGACGGGTGGCCTGAAGATCAGTTTGAAACTTGGGATGAAGCTGCCCGTAGGACACATGAAGAATTGGAAGGAATGGAATAATGAACGGACTTAGAATACATAGCGTAGACAACATCAAAGTGAAACGTGACGACTTTGAAAGCTTCACAACCATAACGGTAACTGTCACTGATAAAACAGACAAAGACTTTGAGCTAACTTTGTTCACAGACAAAGGCTTTGTCCCTGACATGGAGGTACAAGATGAAAACAGTTGACTTCGTAGAGATAGAACTTGGTGGTGATAACTGGAAGATTACATGGGACGTAGGCCGTCGCAAAAAGATCAAGACTACAGGCGAGAAGTATGGTCTAAAGTACACCACCTATTCACTTACTGACTTGACACCAGCACAAGCTTATGATACAGCTATGATGCAACTTGAATGGCTAAAGAAGGATCAAAGTTATGTTATCTAAAAAAGATTGGGACGAACTTCAACAACTGTCTTACAGTGTAATGCCTAAGTGGTGGTATAATAAAGAAGATTGTGAGAAACAATATCAAGCTTATGTCGAGGGGTGTAAGCAGTTTAAATTAAAACAAAACCTAGAAGTTAGGTGGGGCGATCCCACAGTAGACATGGAGTGAACTAATGAACGCATGGCATGACATACTAGAGGAGCTATCACATGAACATGAAAGTATTTAACCAAGTTTATAATGAGCTTAGTCTACTACAAGAAGAAGACAATCACGATCTAAACATTGCAGAGGAATCTCTGATGGCAGCTATGACCTTTACCATGACCAACGCACCATCTGTATTGAATGGATTGTGCTTGATCTCTAATACGTTTAATGGTATACTGGCTGAGTACACACTAAAAGATATACAACTTAGAGGAGAATGAAAATGTATACACCCGACTTTCAAAGTGTAGAAGATGTACAACGATTCCTTCGATATGGTGGTGATGCATGGTGCAGACCAATGGTAGAAGAATACATGGAGCTTGTAGCTCTTGATACTGATATTGAAGACATTGATATAGATGAACTCAATGGGTGGATTGAACATGAAATGGCAGTAGCAACAAAGGGATACGAGGAATGGTCTAATGACACCGCTTGAGGCTATAGAAGAAACTCTTGAAGTACTAAGCCAGCTTCAGTTGAATGGCTCAGTAAAACTGGAAGACAGTGACAAGATGTCACAGTGCATCCAGCAACTACACTCAATACGTTTCAACCTAAAGATGAAAGATAATCAAAATGTTTAACCATGATGTACTTAACTTTAATGTAGAAAAGTTTTCTCTTGGTGCGTTCAACCCTAACTTTGGTGGCGTTGATGGGGGAAAGATTGATCCCTCATTGGGCGTAGGTCTGCGTCGAACTGATAGCGGGGAACCTATTGCGATTGTGTCTGAGGCATACGAGCCAGTACAATATCTTGATCTTGTAGAAAATCTTGAACAGTCTATTGCTATGTCAGGTATTGATCTTGATGGTGCTGAGTTTGAAACCAATGTGATTGGTCATGGTGAACAGCTAGAACTTACTGCTAAGTTCAACGCTGAAGCTACTACCATTGATGGAAGGAATGACTTGGTTACGCCACAGTTCAAGTTCCGTACCAGCCACAACAGAACATGGGCTAACAACGGGATGATGGGTTACTTCCGATCAGCCTGTTACAATACTCTTGTTGATGGTAACAAGCTGGCCTATGTGTATGGTCGTCACTCAAAGAACTTCTCTGTCACCAGCTTTGCCAGTAAGATCAGGGCTGCATCTGACTTCATTGCTAACGATGGTATGGATCAGATGAAAGTGTGGTATAATACAACGGTTGATCGTAACACTGCGATCTCACTGTTCAGCAATACACTTGCAAAGCGTATGGACAACGTAAGCAAAGCACAGGTTCCTAACAAGGTGATGCTGTCCAACCTGATGAAAACATTTGACGAAGAGAACCGTCACATCATTGGCCGTGGTCACTACGAGGGCTACGGTCAGCAGACCAAAGGCACACTGTGGACTGCGTATCAGGCAGCTACAGCATGGTCTACCCATGTACCTAAAGCTAACACCCGTGTACTGCGTGAAGACAAGGTACGTAAGATGTTGGCATCACCGCACTGGAAAGAATTGGAGGTTGCCTAATGGCAAAGAAGGCTGATGGTAAGTACGACCCGACACAACATCGGATCAAAAAACGTACATCAATCGGGGCGGGAACTCTTTCCCGTCCCACCAATAAACATAAGAGACGTAGCTTTAAAAAATATAGAGGGCAAGGGAGGTAGTTATGGGAATACTATTTATTATAATAGATTTAATTATATTGAAAGCAATATAATGGGATACATTATAACTCAGTCAGAAGAAAAAGTCAATGTCCTTGAGGATATAGATGTAATGATAGACGAAGAGAAGGAGGAAGTTTTTATCTTTGACTATTATGAAGATGCTGTAGCATATCTAAATTGTCATGGTATTAAAGAACTTTCCACAGGCTTTCCCTTTAATATAAAGATAGAGAAAATACAATGAAGATAATATATATATTACTAATAAGTATGTTATATATAACACCATCAAAAGCAGACAACCTTTCGTGTCTGGCAGAGGCGGTATACTTTGAGGCACGTTCTGAAACTTTTGTGGCACAGTTAGCTGTAGCAAATGTAATATTGCAACGAGTGCAGTCAGAACATTATCCAGATAATATCTGTGATGTTGTTCGTCAGGGCAAAACATGGAAGGGAAAGCCCGTCAGAAACAAGTGTCACTTTTCTTACTGGTGTGACGGTAAGCCAGAAACTATTGCAAATGTAGATGCTTATAACGAAGCAGTCAGCGCAGCAGAGCTTGCTCTACAGGGGGTTGTGTTGATCCATACTGAGGGGGCAACTCATTACCATGCCTCTTATGTCACACCCTACTGGGCATTAGATGAACGCTTCTCTCTTGTGGGGCAAATAGATAAGCATGTATTTTATATTGACAACAGCCGCTGACAGGAGTATGATATGACAGAAGATAATAACTTAAAGTCAGCTTGGGATATATTAAATGCTAATGTTAAGATGTTAAAAGCTAGAGTAAAAGAACAGGAAAAATTAATTAATGACCTAAGAAAAGAACTAGCAAAAGAAAAACAAACAAATGCAAACACAGGGTGGGTAGAACACGATGACAAAAGTTTATGACTTTGATTGGCACCGACTAAAGAAAGAAGACACCCTAAGAAAATCTTTAGGATACGATGAAGAGCTATGGTTGATGATGAAAGAATCAGGATATGATGTAACCCTACAAGAAGAAAGAGATAAATTTTTCAAAGACTTAGAGGACTTAGAGTGAGATGGCTAAAAATTTATGGCAGAAAGAACGCAGTGGTTTAATGCGTGACCTTATCAGAGAGTATGTTGATGAAGGTTATGTATATAAAGAAGCTAAGAAACTAGCTAAGAAAGAAGCAGATAATATTATGGAAGATAAAGTTTCTTTTGTGCATGAACTGTGGGAAGATACCTTTGATGAATGTTGAATTGATTGATCACATGGGCAGCGATCTCAGCGTTGTTAATGCAGCACGGGTTAGCTTTGATAAAGAATCATCTTGGGAAACAATACCTTTTAGTGGTCCGACTGAAGGAGTTCTTCAAGATAAAGATATTAAACTAATAAAGTATCTTGCCAAGCATAACCACTGGACGCCCTTTGGTCATGGATCTGCACAGTTCAGGATCAAGGCACCTATCTTTGTAGCACGTCAGCTTATGAAGCATCAGGTCGGTCTGGTCTGGAATGAGGTTAGCCGTAGGTATATTAAAACTGAGCCAGAGTTTTGGTCACCTGATTACTGGAGACAAAGTGCAGAGAACGTAAAGCAGGGATCATCAGAAGATGCTACACCATCACAGAACATAGTAGATCATATGTATATAGATGCAACACGCCATTGTTTTGATGCATATAAAGCTATGTTAGACATAGGCGTGTGTCCTGAACAAGCACGAACTGTGCTGCCACAAAGCATGTTGACAGAGTGGTACTGGTCTGGTACACTGATGGCGTTTGCAAGAATATACAAACTACGGTGCAGCAAAGACGCACAGATTGAAACCAGTAGCGTGGTCAAACCAATCGGAGATCATATGGAAAAGTTATTTCCTGAATCATGGAGTGCGTTATGTGGAAGTTAGTATTAAGAAAGGAGTGGGGAGATGTGGAGATTAAATCTTTCACTACTAAAAAAGAAGCAGAAGAAGAACTCCAAAACCGTGAACAACTCACTCAACATGTTACCGGATTACCTACAAAAAGAGTTTATCAAATCAAGAAGGGATAGAGCTATGGAAGTTCTTGTTGAAGTATACAAGCCAAAAGAAAGAGGACATGTACAGACATGCTTTAAAGCACCGTGGCGTAAGATGGAGATGGTCGATAAGATAGAAACACTGGTATCAATAGAAAAGGATATAGCTGCACACCGGCAAGAGTTATGTAAGGAACTTATGGAAAACAGTAAAGGTAAATGGTAAACTTCTTCTAATTCACTGGAGATATCTATGGAACTTAAAACACACCAACCCTGCCCCGACTGTGGTTCGTCAGATGCACTGGCATACTACGAGTGGGGAACTAAATGCTTTAGCTGCGATGAATCCAAGCCCTATAGAAATGGAGAACAGATGCCAACCCAACCAACTCAGGTTATCAAAATGCAGAATGAAAATCCCTCATCCTTTATCTTCTCAGCTATTCCTGATAGGAAACTTAGTATAGATACTTGTAAGAAGTATGGTGTATCTGTGAGTAAGAGTGGTACAGTTATAGATAAACATATGTATAAGTACTACGACAAGAACGGTAACCATGTTGCATCAAAGTTCCGGCGTACCAGTGACAAACAGTTCTGGTCTGAGGGTAATCTTTCTGAGTGTGGTTTGTTTGGTCAGAATATCTTTGGTCAGACAGGTAAGTTTGTCACGGTGTGCGAGGGTGAGCTAGATGCTATGAGTGCCTTTGAACTGATGGGGTCGAAGTGGCCCTCAGTGTCTATCAAGAATGGCGCACAATCTGCCGTGAAGAACTGTCAGCAGTCTCTGGAGTATCTTAACAAGTTTGATACCATTGTTCTCTGCTTTGACAATGACAAGCAGGGTAAGGAAGCGGCGCAGGCAGTTGCTAAATTGTTTGAGCCTAACAAGTGTAAGGTTATGGACCTTGAACTCAAGGATGCTAATGAGTATCTGAAGACAGGGCAGCGTGAGAAGTTTACTCAGGCATGGTGGAGCGCACGTACCTTCACACCGGCAGGTATTATTAACCTTGCTGACCTTGGCCGTAGCCTGTATGATGAGACACATAACGAGACTTGTCCCTACCCGTGGTCCGGTATGAACGACAAGACCTATGGCATCAGGACAGGAGAGCTTGTGACGTTCACCTCCGGTGCAGGTATGGGTAAATCTAGCATCATGCGTGAGCTTATGTATCATATCATGCAGAATACCAAAGATAATATTGGTGTGCTTGCTATGGAAGAGAACATAAAGCAGACTGCCTTCAACCTTATGAGTGTGGAAGCTAACGCTAGACTGTACATCAAAGAGATACGTGACCAGTACACGCAGGAACAGTTGGATGATTGGCAAGCCAAGACGATTGACTCTGGCAGGTTCTTTGCCTTTGATCACTTTGGCAGCATGGAGAACGACGAGATACTTGGACGTGTCAGGTACATGGCAAAGGCTCTTGACTGCAAGTGGGTCTTCCTTGATCACCTGTCTATCCTTGTATCAGGACAGGAAGACAACGGCGATGAGCGTAAGTCTATCGACATCTTGATGACCAAGCTTCGCTCTCTTGTTGAGGAGACAGGTATTGCCCTACTACTGGTCAGCCACCTACGTCGCCCATCAGGTGACAATGGGCATGAGAATGGCCGTGAGGTTACCCTGTCACACCTACGTGGCTCTGCTTCTATTGCCCACCTATCTGATGCAGTGATTGCACTGGAGCGTAACCAACAGGCAGACGATCCTATCGAAGCTAACACTACATCTATCCGTGT